ACCTATTATCCATGGGTTCGTGGACGTGATACCCTGAACGGTGCCATGGTGTGGTTGCCCCCATCTGTCCCTGCTTTGGGTACTTTCTCTAGCTCCCAGCGCAAGACGCAGGTATGGTTTGCACCGGCTGGCTTTAACCGCGGCGGATTAACAGAGGGCTCGGCTGGTATACCAATCGTTGACGTTGCTCACCAGCTTCGTCGTAAGGATCGCGACGATCTTTATGCTGCGAACATTAACCCAATCGCCAAATTCCCAGCAGAGGGGATTGTAATCTTCGGACAGAAGACACTACAGGTCACGCCTTCTGCTCTTGATCGCATTAATGTACGCCGACTGATGATCTTCGTTAAGAAGCGCATCTCTCAGATCGCGTCTGGGCTGCTTTTCGATCCAAACGTTAAGCAGACATGGCTGCGATTCCTGGCACAAGTCAATCCATTCTTGGCTAATGTGAAAACAAACTTTGGTTTGTCTGATTTCAAGGTGATCCTGGATGAAACGACTACGACGCCCGATCTTGTTGATAGAAACATTATGTATGCTCAGATTTTCTTGAAGCCAACGAGAGCAATCGAGTTTATTGCAATTGACTTTAATATTACAAGAACCGGAGCATCATTCGTTGATTAATAAAAAGAGGGAGGTTTATTGCTCCCTCACTATATAATATAGGATTTACAGGAGACTTATTAAATGCCATTTTGGACAAGCGCGCTATCAGAACCACGGAGATCACACCGGTTTATTGTTACATTACCTAATTTAACATCTAAAAACGGGGAATTTTCATACCAGCAGTATCTTGCGAAGTCGGTTACGAAGCCTTCTTATCAGGTTACAGCAACCGAGCATAAATTTCTTGGAAATACCTTTTATTATCCTGGCATCGTAACGTGGGGCACCGTAGGACTCACAATCGTTAATGCTGTAAATCCAGACGGTAATCAGATTCTTATGGATGCACTGGCAGGCTCCGGCTACTTGAAGCCCGATGTTCAAGAAGATGTTTTCTTTAATCCGGGACAAAATCCTAGCACTGTAAATAAGCAAGGTGCAGTTGACGTTATTGGAGATGTTGTAATCCAGGAACTTAATGGAGCGGGCGGCAACATCGGTGAGTGGAGGCTCATGAATTCATTCCTTACTGATGCAAAATTTGGTGATCTTAATTACGACAATGATAATTTCCTTAATATTGAAATGACATTCAGGTATGATTGGGCTGAGTATGTATCAGGACCGGATACCAGTGCTGCGACGAGCCCCAACGCTCGGGCAAACTAAACGGAAAAGAACTGCACTCTCGAAAAGAAGGTGACTTTTGTCAAAGAGAAATAATAATGATCGCCTGGGAGCTCCAGGTCCCGGCGCTCCAGTACCCCCACCAGCATTAGAAACAGAAAATAGCATTTTTTCCTTTGTAACTCCCACTGAGTTTGTGGAGCTGCCGAGCAAGGGTAAATATTACGCCGAGGATCATCCGCTAAACGGCACGACGACAGTCGAGATCAAACACATGACCGCTAAAGAGGAAGATATTCTGACCTCCGCCGCGTTGGTTAAAAATGGTTTGGCTATCGATCGACTATTGCAATCGACAATTATGGACAAAACTATTGATGTAAATAGTTTATTATTAGGAGACAAAAATGCTCTTCTTATTGCATCTCGAATTACGGGATACGGTCCGCATTATGATGTGAGCACTCGATGTCCTTCGTGCTACGAAAAGGAAGATCACAGCTTTAACCTAGAAGACATTCAAGAAGCGCCGTCGGAAATCCCCGAAGGTGTAGAAAATCTCGGAGGAGGGCTATTTTCGCTAATGCTCCCCACTACTGGTGTAACATTGGTTGTAAAGCTTTTAACATCGGGCGACGAATCTCGCTTAGCAAAAGCGTTAACAGCCAAAAAGAAAGTAACTGAAGCGACGTCACCGGTGACGGATCTTTTAAAAGCAGTTATCGTATCCGTTAATGATGTTACGAAACCTTCAATGGTTTATGAATTTATAGAGCTAATGCCTCTCGACGACGTTCGCACTCTGCGCACCGCCTACGAAAAAATTAAGCCCGACGTCGACTTAAAGTTGGATTTTACATGTTCATCATGTGCCTATGAGGGGGGGGTCACAATGCCGTTAACGGCAAAGTTTTTTTGGCCTCACCTCTGAGTATCAAAAAGGCGTATACGAAGAATTCTTCGTTCTCAAACACCACGGCGGCTGGTCCTTCACAGAATTATATAATCTTCCAGTACCGCTCCGGAGATGGTTCTTATCTCGAATGATGGAAGAATTTAAGAAAGAAAACGAAAAAATAGAGCAAGCCTCTAAAAAGTAGTTTATTTCTTTCTAATTTCCAACTATTTATATTTGAAGAGGTACATCATCAATGGATAATCTTGTAAAAGATAGGGTAAATCTCAACAATCTCGATGGACAAATATCCGAAAGAGTATATAGTAAATTCGCAGGGCAAGTTCGTAAAGCGCTTCTGGGGTTATACTATGCTGGATTTGATGTCCCCCTTAGCCTCTTCGGCTCTCAAAAACAGATTGACAGTTTTATGAAAGCGCTCAGCGGCGAGAAACGCTATATGGATTCGTATATAAGGCACGGTCTCAACGACCATCGCACATTGGGCACAAAACACAGATTGTCGGCAGCTGTCACCAAGTTCGAAAGAGAAACTGGTCTCCGCTGGCCGTTCAAGAATTAGGTCCTCCTTAGATGACTGATCGATCCGAGCAACTACTAGAACGAATTCTTGGGGAACTCCGACGACTGAACAGCGGTCGCGGCAAACCCGGCTCCGGTGGTGGCGGTGGCGCCGAGGGCGGCGGCGAGGGTGGCGGCGACTTCGGCGATCGCCCCGGCGCCATAGCGGCCGAGATCGATCAACTCGAAAAGCGAGAGCTAGTATTAGACAACCTTAACACCGCCGACGAAAAACGACTCAGGCTGCTGCGCGAGGTCAAAGGGGCTCAGGCTGAACTGAACCGCACCCTAGGATCTGGGGCGGAAGGCGAAGAGAGGAACACAGCGGCTATCAGAGAAGCCGGATCCGCAATGGAGAAAGCTACCGCGAACCTCCAGGAGCACAACGAAGCCGTGGCCGAAGGAAAGCGCCGGTACGATGCGGGCGGCGCAGCTTTCGAGACCATGAAGGACAACATGCTGGGACTAAGCCAGACCGGCGCCCTCGTTCAGGGCGCCCTGCAGTCGGCCGGGGGGGGATTCGCGGGGATGGCGGCTTCGATGATGAAGAGCATCAAGAGTGGTGAGTTGTTTATCGCGATCGGAGCCAAGTGGATCGATTCTATGGTGCAATTTGCATTCGAAACAGATAAGGTGTTAGCCGGCTTCAGGGCGAGTACGGGTGCCGGTCAGGAGTTCGATGCTGTGATCACTGGTATGGAGAGGTCGGGATTTGCCTACGGCGTCACGATGGAGGATGCTGCCGCGGCAGTCACCGAACTCAGAGACACTCTTACCGATTTTGTTTATATGTCCGGACAGCAGCAGAAAGCTCTTGGGGTCACTGTCAATGCGCTTGAAAAGATGGGATTCTCCTATAGCGCGCAAGCGGGCATTATGCAGACGGCTACCCAAGCAATGGGAATGTCAATAGAGGAAGCGGAAACGCTTCTCCTTGACGTCGCCTCGACGGCGCGCTCTTTAGGAATTGATTTTGACGAACTTGGTCAAACCTTCCTGGAAAATAAAGACTTCTTGGTTCGGTTTGGTGAGGACGGGCAAGAAGTGTTTGAGGGTCTCGCGGTCACCGCTAAGGCTCTAGGGACAGAGATGTCAACGCTGGTAAAAGCTATAGATCAATTCCAATCTTTCGACAAGGCAGGCATTGCGGTTGGGCGCCTGAATGCTATTCTCGGCGGACCATTCCTTAACTCTATGGATATGATGAATGCTTCTTTTGAAGATCCCCTCGCCGGTATAGAGATGCTGCGCGAGGCGATCGACCAAGCGGGACTCTCGATTGAGGACATGGAGGGTGCTGAACTAATGGCTTTGGCTGCTCCTCTTGGGCTATCCCTCAGCGAGACTAAAGAACTGCTGGGTGAAACGAACGAAGAACTAGAGATTCGCAGAATAAAGGAAGAGGAGCTAGCCGAGCAGGCAGCTAAAACACAAAGCATCACAGACGCATTAAGCAATTCGTGGAAAGCTCTGTACATGAATATGGAACCCATTATAACAAATGTCTTTATTCCTATAACGATGTGGCTCACTAAGCTTGCGACAGGTATTGGCGAACTGACACAGACTACCGGAGGACTGATTATGTTCGGGGGAGTCATGGGCGCAGTTCTGGGGGCTGGCATTGGGCTCATGATGGCATTTACAACGGCAATTCCGTTTGTTGGCGCCGCCATGGCTGCGCTGACATGGCCAGCGGTCCTCGGCGCCATCGCGACCGGCGCCGCCATTGGCGGTGTTGCCGGCGCTGGCGTCGGATCGGTCGTCGCCTCAATGGGCGGCGGCGGAGGAGGAGCAAATCCGGCGGAAGATGCACCAGCCCGATTTGCTTCGGGCGGTGTTGTGCAGGGGACATCGGTTGCCATGGTCGGCGAGCACGGTCCAGAAATGATTGAGATGCCAGTAGGCACCCGCGTCACAAGCGCTCCCGCAACTCAACAGCTAACAGATGCCATGACCGCGCTTATAAGTAAGCTGGACACACTCAAAGTGGATCCAAAGTCAGAAAATATTCAGATAGCTGTCTATATAGGGCAAGAGAAAATCGACGACATAGTCGTTAAAGGGCTAAATTCCCCAGCAGCAAGAAAGGCGTTTAGTCCGTTTACAAACGGGTAGGTAGAGATAGATGATAATTGCGCCAGCATTAAGAACCAGTGACTATTTTTCTATTGTAATTCAGCATCTCGCCACGAAGCAGCGGACGTTTTTTGAAGGCTGGGTGACTGAATTTTCTGACAAGTTTACATCTGACTGGAACGAGGTTCCTGTTTATGGACGAATGGACCCGCTAGTTACATTTAGAGGAACCAAGCGGAATATCAGTCTCAGTTTTGATGTAGTGGCGGACACCCAGGGACAGGCGATCGGCAACCTGGAACTCGTTAATCGGCTAATAACTTTCTTATATCCAGTATATGAACAACAAGCAGGCACCCGTGATCAAAGAGTGGGACAAACGCTTAAAGCTGCCCCTCTCGTTAGTCTACAATGGACGAATTTAATTAGCAACGCTTTCGATGGATATCCCTTGGTGGGATATTTGGGAGGAGTCACCTACAATCCGGATATGAACCAAGGGGGATTTGTAGATTCGGCGATTAATGCCGCCGGGGGGCACTCAGGGAGGCGCATCTCCGATACGACGAAGCGACTAGAGCGGATCCTTCCCCTGGGAGAGAAGACAAGGGGCATGCCGCTCGAAGGCGCGCCGGAGGGCACTCGGGTGAAGCAAACCGCCGATAAAATACAGACATGGAAGATCCCCATGGAAACCATGTATGTCCCAAAGGTATTAAATATTTCATTAGAATTCGGTGTTTTACATCAGCATCTTAACGGGTTCATCCGCGATGAGACCGGCGACTACTCCTTTAGCGGACATGGATCTCCGAGCCGATATCCTAACAGCTCTAAAACAGTGAGCGGTGAGACCCCCGGCACCGTGTACAAGCA